TGACAGAATAAGCAGCAAACGTACTGGCCCGTTAGACCAGGCTCTCAACAGAGCAAATAATGTCCGAAGAAGTTCAAGTCCCAGCGGAGGCGCAATCCGCGCCGGAACAAGAAGCCACGGCGGCTCTTGAGTCCGTAGTAGAACAGCCGGTAGCTGAAAGCCAGCCTGAAGAAAAGCCTGCACGAACCTTTACGCAGGAAGAACTTGAAGCGGCAATCGGCAAACGCCTCGCAAGAGAGCAACGAAAGTGGGAACGCGAGCAGCAGGCCAGACTTGCACAAGTGCAAGCGCCGCCCAAAGACATCGCGCTGGATCAGTTTGAAAGCCCGGAAGCCTACGCGGAAGCGCTGGCGATCAGAAAGGCCGAAGAACTACTGGACCAACGAGAGCGTCAGAAGCAGCAGTCAGTGATGCTCGATGCTTATCACGAACGGGAAGAAGAAGCCCGTGGCAAGTACGACGACTTTGAACAGGTCGCATACAACCCGCGAGTTCCGATTACCGATGTGATGGCCGAAACGATTCGTGCTTCAGATATTGGCCCGGATGTAGCCTACTACCTTGGGTCTAACGTCAAAGAAGCCGAGCGGATCGCCCGCCTGTCGCCTTTTTTGCAGGCAAAAGAGATTGGCAAGATTGAAGTTAAGTTGTCCGACAATCCGCCGGTCAAAAAGTCTACTTCTGCACCTGCACCGATCACACCTGTCACTGCACGAACCAGCAGCAACAACCCGTCTTACGATACGACTGACCCCCGGTCCATCAAGACCATGAGTACGTCGGAGTGGATTGAAGCTGAACGGCAGCGCCAGATCCGAAAGATGCAAGCGCAAAACCGCTAACTTGAAAGGAAATTGCTGTGTCTAATTCGATTCTTACAATCGACATGATCACCAGGAAAGCTCTGGAGATCCTTGAGAACAACCTCGTTCTTACCCGTAACGTGAACCGTCAGTACGACGACAGCTTTGCTGTTGAAGGTGCCAAGATCGGTTCTACCCTGCGTATCCGCCTGCCGGACCGCGCTCTGGTGACCGACGGTGCCGCCCTGCAAACCCAGGATGACAACGAGCAGTACACCACCCTGACCGTTTCGACTCAGAAGCACATCGGCGTGAACTTCACTTCTGCCGAACTGACGATGCAGTTGGACGACTTTGCTGATCGTGTTCTCAAGCCTCGTATTTCGCAGCTTGCGTCCTCGATTGATGCTGACGTTGCCAACGCATACAAGACCATCGGCAACTCGGTTGGCACCCCCGGCACCACGCCCGCCACCTCGCTCGTGCTGCTGCAAGCCCAGCAGAAACTGAACGAGAACGCCGCTGTGATGAACCCGCGCTACGCGACGGTTAACCCCGCCGCCAACGCTGCGCTGGTCGAGGGCATGAAAGGCCTGTTCAACCCCACCGACACCGTTTCTAGGCAATTCAAGAACGGCATGATGGGCACGGGCGTTCTGGGTCTGGACGAGATCAACATGTCTCAGTCCATCAAGCAGTTCACCACCGGCTCGCGTGGCGCTACTGGCAACTCCACCTCGGCTGCTGTGACCACCGAAGGCGCGACTTCCATCGCCCTGACCGTGGCTTCTGCCGTCACCATCAAGGCCGGCGATGTGTTCACCGTGGCTGACTGCTACGCTGTGAACCCGCAGACCCGTGAGTCCACTGGTTCGCTGTTCCAGTTCGTTGCTCTGGCTGACGCCACTGCGGTTAGCACCGCCGTGACCGTCACCGTGGCGCCGATCTACTCGGCGGCTCACGCTCTGGCAACCGTTGACGCGCTGCCTGGTAACTCCAAGGCTGTCGTGTTCCTCGGTGCGGCGTCTACCCAGTACGCCCAGAACCTCGTGTACCACAAGGACGCCATCACCTTCGCCACTGCCGACCTTCTGCTCCCGCAGGGCGTCGATATGGCCTCGCGTGCTGTGCATAACGGCATCAGCCTGCGGGTTGTGCGCCAGTACGACATCAACAACGACCGGATGCCCTGCCGTATTGATGTCCTGTATGGCTACAGCACCATCCGTCCGCAGATGGCCTGCCGTCTCTGGGGCTAATCAGATGGGGGCTTCGGCCCCCGTTCGCTTACATTGAAAGGATTTGATCATGGCTCTTCCTAATGGTGCTGGTGGCTACCAAGTCGGCGCTGGCAATCGCAACGAAACCACTATGGGTTACAGCGCTGCTCCGCAGACTGCAACCTCGACCGCAACCCTGAGCGCTGCTCAAGTCGTGGGCGGTATGCTGTACGCCAACCCCTCAACCTCGGCTGCAACCTACACGCTGCCGACCGCTGCTCTGATCGACGCCGCGCTTCCCAACGCTACTGTTGGCAGCACGTTCGACCTGAGCGTCATCAACATCGGCACTTCGTCCGGCACTGTTACCCTAGCTACCGCCACGGGTATCACTGACGGCGGTAACGCCTTTGTTGCTGTTGCGGTCACCTCTAGCGCCCTTTTCCGGTTCCGCAAGACCGCTGAAGGCGCTTACACGGTCTACAAGATCGCCTGATAACCGGGGGCTTCGGCCCCCATTTGAAAGGATAGATCATGCCTAATACCAAGGCTGTAGGCGTCGCGTACAGCGACCCCGAGTTTGAGAGCGTGTCGGTTACCGGTGCTGTTGCTGCGGCTTCTGTTGCGGCCACGGGCAACGTCACTGCTGACAGTGGTGTGGCTGTTGTTGCTGGCGGCGCTTCGGCGTTTCTGGCGACTAGCACCGCAGGTCTGGGCATTTATGTTGGATCGGGTGCCCCCACGGTGTCGGCTGCTCAAGGCTCGCTGTACATCCGTACCGATGGTTCTTCGACCTCGACTCGTCTGTATGTGAATACGAACGGTTCGACGACTTGGACCAACGTTACGACCGCTGCTTGATTGATACCCACCATGCCGCTCATCTACCTTCGTCATCCCCGTCACGGGGTCAAAATTGCGTCTTTGGACATGGAGGCGGATTATGATGAGCAGCATGGCTGGGAGCGGTATACTCCGGGTGAAGAACCTGTGAACGAGTTGCGTAAGCGCAGCCGTCCTCGAAAGGAACCCGAACATGCCGACAACGGCGGGTGATCAGATCAATCGTGCCCTGCGCTTGCTGGGCGTTTTGGCCGAGGGCGAAACCCCCTCTGCTGCGGTGTCGCAGGATTCGCTCACCGCGCTGAATCAGATGGTGGAATCGTGGAACATCGAGCGTCCCTCGGTGTTCTCCACGCAGGACCAAGTGTTCACTTGGCCTACCAGCACCATCAGCCGCACGTTGGG